GTTTTGCTGGGCGTGTGATTGTTGTCATAGGGCTCTTAGCACCTAATGATGCATCAGATAGATATGGTCTCCATGGATCAAATGCATCTTTAGTTTCCTTAGTAGCATATTCCATTTTGATATCATTGCCTTCTGATTGCTTCTTTATACTTTGTAAATAAGAGCCTGCATATTCCTTGGCTGCTTCTTTAGCGCCAGGTTGCTCACCCATTTCTTCATGTGTTAATAATGGTTCTTCACGCATTTCATTTGCGTAAGCATCCGCTTCACTGTTGATGCTATCATCAAACTGTGAACTAATAACACGAACCATGTTTACGTTGTAACCTAACAACTGAGCAATTTGTTGAATCATTGGCTCTGTAGCAGGATATCTAAATTCTGCTTTGATAATTGTTATAGGTTGATTTTGTAAATTAGGAAATCCATAAGGATCTTTTTGTATAGGTGTTGATTTGGCATCGCTCATTTTAATAGGTTCAAACTTGTTTAGATTGTATTTGAATAAATCTAAAAAGTTCTTATCTACTTCACCTGCGATTTTAATAGTGTAATTATATGATTTTACACTTTCAGCAATGTATTGTTTTAGGCTTCTCATTTCGTAAATCCTGTATCTATTATTTATCATTTATCCGTTGATTTCTGAGCCAGCATCTTTAACAGTTCATTTCTGTCAAGTACTTGCCCTGAACCTACAGGAGTATTGTCTAATTCTTCAGTTTTCTCACTCATTTTGTGGTCCAACTGTGCTTTCTTTAACTGCAAATCAATCATTTTGAGTTTCTTGTTTAACTTAGCGGTCTTTGCTGTGATAGCATGTCCTAACATGCTACTGGCGCTATTGAAAATCTCACTAGCAAATCTGCTATCAACTTGCATACCCAAATCCATTAAGTCTTTATAGCTTGATGTTGCTAGACTGGCTAGTTCATCCATCTCACCATCACTTGCTTCGAGACCTTTTACTTGAGGTAATGCATTCTCAATTTTTTCTAAGTTGTTAAGAGTTTCAGTGGTTATGGCTTGAAATTCGGCTTTCTCAATGAAATCCTCATTTACTTCTTTTTCCTGCAAGGGAAGTTCAAATAATTCTTCAAGTTTTTTGGTCATTATATATTTAGTTATTTCTTACGACCATTGTAGAAAAGGTCGTCCTCTGTAATAACTCTAAATGTATAACCCTGTTGCCTGCAATAGGCGTTTGCAGCCTGCCACTTTGCATGGTTGACTGCTACAACTGCTCTGTCTTTTGCTGACGCAGTTCTACTTTCGATAAGACTTTGTTTTTTTGGTTTTATTTCTACAACTTCTGCTATCTGTCTACCAAATTTGTTTTGATATATAACAAAAAAATCAGGTATATAACGTGATTGTTTACCAGTTAGTGGATTACGATAGGGTATAGTAATAGCTTCACTAGCCCAATACATGACATTTTTGTTGTTGTCACAAAAATTCATAAAAGTAAATTCCCATCCACTGCGATATTTAGGCTTATGCTTGCCTACATATTTTTGTGGGTTCTTTACTTCATAAATGCCCTGTGCCCAATTAGCCATTTTACTGTAGAATGTTACGTGAAACAGTCTGATTAGGTCTAGGTATTTGTGAAACACCGTACAGTGCTGTTTTTAATTTTAGTGTGTTCAAAAAGTAACAAATGATTTTATTCATTTCTAATTTATTGTTAGCACCTTTTAACTGGTCTAGCAATGTTAGTGCAGGAATGCCTGTTACTTGTGAAATTCTAAATAATGATGCTGTGAAATTATCTGCGATGTTTTTTGTTTCACATGTTTGAATGAAGAAACCACGAACAACATCGTATTCATCTGCATTAATAATAGAGTTAAAACTATAGAATTGGTCAAAAATTCTTATAGTTCTATCTGCATTTTGTGTCATATCAACTATTTTAGCCATAGAAATCTCCTAAGTCGTTTGGTGCACCTGTGCTAGGATTAGGATTCTGTGCACCTGCATTGCCATTGAATGGGCTTCCTTTAAAGAAGTTTCCTACTTGAGTACCAACTGCGGTGACAGCACCAACAGCACCGTTGACTGCGCCAGATAATTGTTCTGGTATATATCTATTTGGAGATGGAGTGCCTGCAGTTCCTGTACCGCTTCCACTATCTCCATATCTAGGTATATCCCATGTTTGATTTCTAGTAGGATTACTACTAGCATTTAGCACACTTGATAGACCCTTTGTAATTTCTCCCTGAATAATATCTTTAAAGTTTTTATTTTTAAATGAATTATATGCAACACCTGCTGTACGTATTGCATTTAGATAATTACCATCTTCAAAGTTCTTGATTGCGCCACCAGCGGCATCTACTAAACCACCTTGACCTAGAATATTACTGTTGCTGCCTGGAATTGCTATAGGACTTAATTCTCTATCGTAGTATTCTTGTTCTCCAAAACCAGCAATGATATTTGATGGAGCATTACCATCAATGTTACCTTGACGATATACTACTGTTTCATAATCTACGCTCATACTACTTTCCATAGTACCATTACTTTGGTCGTAAGCATATGTATCTTGACCATAGCGTGTGATAATAGGATTTATTAATGTATGTGATGTCCAGTTGTGACGTCCTAATCCAAAGATAGTTATGTTATCAAAGAAAGGAACCTTTACTGGATTGTTGTTTATACTAAAGTCTCCATTGTAACCCCAATCAGTATAATCTGTTATTGATGGTTTATATTGTGTACGCTCTGTGTAAACTGCGTCAGATTTACCGTGATTTGTTCCACCTTCATTTTGGTTAAATACAGGAATATTTCCTCTTTTACCATTGAAAACAACATCAGGATTATTTGAATCTTTATAGTAATATGTTAGATATCTATACCACATACCATTGATGACATTTAAGTGGTCATCATGGAAAGTAATATCGATTGGATCGTATCTTACTTTGGTTTGTACTAGTCTTTTTCTATTATATTGATTAAGTGCAGTAACGTCAAAATTTACATTAGGTAACTTGACAGTCTTTACTAATACACTTGGATTATTGATTGTACTGTAAATTGCAGGATTTATGTTGAATACAACATGAAACAAGAATTTAAGTTTAGGGGACAGCGCATAACTGTCCGGTCTAAACGTTTTACTTGCGTGAGTATAATCACGTAAGTATGGATTACCAAAAAAACCAGTTACGGCATTGCGTAACTGGCTTTCACCCCAAGAGCCTAAAGACATTCTTAATCCTTAGAATTATTGTGCGCCACCAATACCTGATGTGATACCAGATGGTGTTCGTGTGATAGCACGTGCCGCATCTGTACCAACACCACTTGCCAACGGAGATTGTACTGCGTTGTCGTATGTGATTGCTAATTGGATTGTTACGTTTTCGTTTGTTCCGTAGTTTAATGTATTATAGTTTGCTGTCTTAACAAAGCAACCATATAGTTCCCATGTCTCTAATACTGTAGGAACAGTTGCACCGTTACCACCGTCTAAGATTTCAATGTTTGTTTGGAACTTATAGTCTTGACCCGCTGCCGCAGAAGCCTGCTCAACAAAGTCTAATTGCTTTTGTAACTGTTGACCAACTAACTTAGATACGCCACCGGCTGCATCGTCACGTAAGTTGACAGTAATATCATTCCATGTATGCTTACCAGCTAATTTAACTGTAGAGTTGTATACAGGTAATGCGATTTCAGCGAATGATAAGTTAGGACGTGTAATATCGATTACTTGTCTAGTTAAAACTACTGTGTCAGCGTCAACACCGAAGTTTAAAAAGTTAACTCTGAAACGATATTGTAACTTAGGCATTAACAAGCCTGCGTTGCCGCCTGCATTGTCTGCCGCTACTGTCATGTTAACTAGTGATTGTGAGGCTATTGCCATTTTATTTCTCCTGTTATTTCTATTTATCGTTCTTAAATAATGCCCTTTCGGGCATTATTTTATAGAGCCGCTAATTCCCCTGTATTCAAGATACGAACTGGGATGTAGATGAATTCAGCAGCCTTGACTGGCTCAATCGCAACATCAATCCATAATTCGTTTCTATCAATTCTAGCAGGTGTGTTGTTAGATTCATCACAAACAACTAGATAATCGTAAATACCACGTTTAGCAACTAAGTCAACCATTAACGTTTGAACAACACCTTGAATTTGTGCTCTTGTTACAGCATCGTTAGGTTCGAATACGAACGGACGAGCCGCTAATGTTAATTGTCTACGCATGTAAGCAATTAAACGTGCAACGTTAATTCTGTCTAGTGCAGATGATGAATCATAACTAGTCTTATTACCATAGTTCAATAAGCCTTGACCTGTGAAGAATACCATTGGGTTGATAAAGTTCACATATAATGTGTCACGGATACCGATACGTGTCTTAGTAGTTACGAATTCACCTGTTGTTGAATCTAAG